CATCATATATGAATGTTGGGTTTTACCCAAAAGTTATAAATAACATTTATTACATGATGACGGGACAAGATTTGTTCAGTCAATATACTGACGCTGAAATACAAAATGCGATAGACGAAGGAATGAACGTTGGAACAATTGATTCGGCCAATATCAATTTACCATTAGGATATGACCCGCAAAATATTCTTAGAAACTTATCTTTCAATACTTGGTATGCCTCGTATGACACTGACAATTCTCCCAAGTTCCCATCAAGCTTAAAACAACAAACAATTCTATTCCCGAGTTTTGGTTCAAGTTATAACCAAGTCTATGCTGAATGTTTTTCGGCAAACACAAAATACCAAGAGGTGTTCGGTAATACGGCAGTCTATGATGGTTCAGCAAGAACTTTTTGGCAAGCCCCCAACTTTGGTTATTTTGAACTACCAAGTATTACCAAGCCTGACTACAATCAATATTTCAAAAACTTTAGTCCCGATTCATTTTCGAAAGACGCGTTTTCTTTGGAAAATAACTACGATACAATCGAAGAAATCTTTGGAGTTTTCAAGAAAGAAATTTTAGACTTATTTGAGGAAAGATTCTTAGATTTTTGTAGACCTTTGAACACTCTGTCCGTCGATGATATGGATGGTGTGGTTGTCACCAACAGAAATTTCCAAAGTTTATTGACAGAAATATTATCTGTTGATGTCATCGACCGTCAACTAAATTACAATGATTATGTAATTAAAGCTGGAAATGCTCAAACACTGAAAGTTGGTTCGGTGATTCAAACTTTGTTGGAATATAATGTTGTCTTTAGATACGGAAATCCAAGTAATTTCAACAGGAAACTTTTCGGTAGTTTCACATCAAATGAAACAAACAAAGTTTTCGATGGTTACACATGGCAACCATATATTCAAAATACACTACCAGGACCAGGAGGGAATATTACATTTGCTCAATCACAGGCAAGTTCCCCTGCAGCATGGAACGCTCTATACCAATGGGTCGGATTCTCAACAATTCCTGAAATGGATTATGTTGGAACAAGTTCTTATATTACAGACTTTTTCCCTGCGGTTAACATGGCATTTACTGAAGACAATGTAAAAACCTTTGCTCCGATGATTAAGATTTTTGCAACCCAAAAGTTGAAAAATCAAGGTCAATATAGTGGAGCGACATTCACCACCGATATTAATACCTATTACCAAAATGGTGATGAATTTGTAAGTGAGATATTGAAACAATTGTTTTTTTCATTACAAAAACAATTACCAAATGTTGAACAAACAAACGACAAGCCAATCCTCTCAGCATTGGATGGAGATACCTCAAAACTCGATTTTTGGGAATCGTTCAAAGCTTTTAATGATAAATGGATTGCGGGGGCCGACTTCCAAAATAGACCTCTATTCCAAGACGTTCTTTTCTTAGATAGAGCAAACAGAGATATCGGAGATGTTGTTTTGGTTGATGTTATAAAATTGAAAGAATTCTTCTCGGGTACGACAACCATGAATACCCGTGTGATTGATTTTGTCAGTAAAATTATTGCCGATAACAAGTTCCAAATGATGCCAATGCCTGCATATGTAAACTTTTGGGGATTGGGGGATGTAACCAACGGAGTTAGACCAACACGAACTGAAACCTCATCGGACTTGGCAAATTCTTTGTTCGGTACATTCTTGGAAGTAGATTATAGAGACTCCCAACCAAAGTTGGTGTGTTATTATGTTGGTAAACCAAGTGAACACTTGGAACTCAAGTCAAATCCTGAATATCAATTCAAGACTGACTCTTTTCAATTTGATTGTGGTGGTGACCAACCATTGGTAGATAATCTACAAAATAAGACCAATTGGGGACAATCAAATAAGGTTGTTGCGTTCAATGTGGATTTCGGTACTAGGAATCAAGGGGTTTTCTATAGTATTCAGTTGGACCAAAACTCAGCTGCCGCCACAAGTGAATCAAACAGGGTTGTTACTGACATAGCCCTACAAGCGGGAGGTAGAAATGCGATGAGTTCAAGTGTAGGATTATTTAATTTTTATAAAACACGAAGTTATGAATGTAGAGTTGAATCTATGGGGAATGTCATGATTCAACCAACGATGTATTTCAATCTACAACATGTCCCTATGTTCTATGGACCATATATGATTCAATCGGTAGAACACGTAATCGATTCGGGTAATTTCAGAACATACTTCTCAGGAATTAGAATGCCGGTATACTCAATACCTTTAATTACCCAACAACTTGTAAGTCTAAATAAGAATTTGTTATCTCAATTGGTACAACAGATTTCGAGGTTGAAAGAAACCACGGTAGTTAACCCTTCGAAGAATATTATTGCGGTAGGTAATTCAATACAGAATAACAGTGAGTTTACCGCGGCTAATCCTGCTCAATGTGCTAACGATATTGCTGTGGCTAACCAAAGGTATAGAAATTTTGTGGGGATTGATAGTCCAACATTACGTTCGATTGCTTACAACGATTTCGCAACAATTATTAAAAATAATGTTGCCGACAGAGTTGCCCGTGGTATGGTATTCTTCAATGCCTACGTTAATGGACATGATGACACCAAAATATACGCCTACGATTATGATTTGGGAGGAACACCTCTTGGAGGAACAATTTACCAAAACATAAGTTACGCTCAGAGAGGAGAGATTTATTTAAGACGAGAGTATTCATGTCGTTCTAATCAGGGGGTAACAGCACCTTATGCGACTTTTGACAGTTTTCAAAAATCTGTAGAGTTCATTGAATCCTATTATTTGAATAAGTCAGGTCCACAAAATAAATCTATCGTTTATTCTAATCCAAGTTACAAATGGAATAATAAATCTGATTATGCAATCAGTTTAGTTCAAGTGTGGTTGGAATGGTGGCCAACAAAACGTTGGAATACAGAAGCGGAAAAAGAAAAATGGATTAAGGCCAATCAAAAGAATTTCAATGAATTGGTGAAAGCAGCTGACGAAGTCACCGAGAAAGCAATCAGTTTAGGTCTTATTTCGTTTTAATTGATATTTATAGAGAAAAAAGTATGAATCTAAAGCAACATCTTGACAATTATCTTGGAACTAATTCAAGATATAGTGAAAAAACCACAGGTAATGGATACACGGAAGTTTGTGACTTGAACACTGGTGATTGTTACACAGTTAGAGACCGTGATGGTCTTATCGAAAGAGTTGATAACACGATGAGAACCAATAAAAGAGTCCAAGTTGAAACACCACAAGGAGTGAAACAATTATTAAATGGTTAAACAATGAACACTGTAGACAAAAAAATATTAGAACAACTTAAGAGACACAACTCGATTAACAAGTATATCACAGAACAAGGGGTACCCGAAGCGTTACCACCTGGAACTGAAGCACCTGCTGAGTTAGGTGCGGAAACCGCTACTCCTCCAGCACCTGAAGTTGACCCTACTTTGGCCGAACCTCAGGCAGAACCTGAAGTTATTGATGTTACCAAGGACGATGACGTGGAAAAAATTGATGATTCTGGTTCATCTACAGAAACCGAAGAAGGTTCAGAGGAACTTGATATTACTGATTTAGTAAATTCACAAAAAAACATGGAGTCAAAACAAAATGAGTATTTTGACATGATGTTCAAGCAACTTGAAGGTCTACAGGGTAAGTTAGCTGAGATGGAAGGTTTGGTTTCACAATTGAATTCTATTGAAGAAAAAATTGAAAAATACCGACCTAAAACAGCTCAAGAGAAACTTGAATTAAGAACTTTGGATAGTGGACCATACCACCAAAAACTTTCAGATTTTTTCCAAGACAAGCAACAAGATATGGAAAAACAAGGTAAGAACGAATACGTTCTCACCTCAGACGAAGTTGAGCAAATCGTACCAAGTGAAATTAAAAAAACATTTGACCAGTACGGTGCTGAACCAACCGGTACATCTTTCAGATAAGCTTGAAAAGGTTGAGTTATTAACTATAATATAAGGGTCACGTTGTGACCCTTTTTTTTGGCGACTGATTTGACGAAACAATAAACTTGGCGTATATTTTTTATGTCCTAACAAACTAATTTTAATTTAACATGAGTAATGCACTTGACGCAGTACTGGCTCAGTACGAAAAGAACTCACAAGGTTCAAGTGACAGCAATCGTATGTCACAAGAAGAAAGAATGAAGAAATATTTTGCTTGTATTCTACCGCAAGGTCAATCACAAGGTCAACGTAGAGTACGTATTCTTCCAACAAAAGATGGTTCTTCACCTTTTGTTGAAGTTTATTACCACGAACTTCAAGTAGGTGGTAAATGGCAAAAGTTCTATGACCCGGGAAAGAACGACAACGAACGTTCTCCTTTGAATGAGGTTCACGAAGAACTTATGGCTACAGGAAAAGAATCCGATAAAGAACTTGCTCGTCAATACAAATCACGTAAATTCTACATCGCAAAAGTTGTAGACCGTGATGCGGAAGACGAAGGTGTAAAGTTTTGGAGATTCAAACACAATTACAAGAACGAAGGTATCTTGGATAAAATTATCCCCATTTGGAGACAAAAAGGTGATATCACCGACCCTGAAAAAGGACGTGACCTTATCATTCAGCTTGTAAAACAGAAGACTCCTGGTGGTAAAGATTACACATCAATTCAGACCATTATGCACGATGACCCATCAATTCTTCAGGAAGATGCTGAAGTTATGAAGTCATGGTTGGCAGATGAACTCACTTGGCAAGATGTGTATTCCAAAAAACCTGTTGAGTATCTTGAGGCAATCGCTCGTGGTGAAGAGCCACGTTGGGATAGTGAAACAGGTAAGTATGTTTACGGAGATGAAGCTATCATGTCTATGGGTGGTGGAAAGTCATCTGGTGTGGCAGACCCTCAAGCAGGAGCTGACCCTGACGAAGATTTACCGTTCTAATTAACAAGGGTGCAGGCGGTGTCTGCACCCTTTAATATTTTTTAATATGGCACTAAAGAAAAACGATTTCAGTTCAATCAAGAAGAAGTACTCTACTTCTGCAAAATACAAACCCCAAAGATTCTTTGACTTGGGTTCCGACTTTTTGGATGCTGTGGGACTACCTGGTCCCGCAATTGGTCATTTGAATATGTTCTTGGGACACTCAGATACAGGTAAGACCACTGCGTTGGTTAAAACTGCGGTCTCGGCTCAGAAACAAGGTATTCTCCCTGTATTCATTATCACCGAACAAAAGTGGAGTTTCGAACACGCGAAACTTATGGGTTTTGAGTGTGAAGAAGTTGTTGACCAACAGACTGGTGAATTGGAATGGGATGGATTTTTCATTTTCAATAATAATTTCGACTACATTGAACAAATTACTGACTACATCAATAGTTTGTTGGACGCTCAAGAAAAGGGTGAACTTGATTATGATTTACTGTTTCTTTGGGATTCAGTTGGTTCTGTTCCTTGTAAGATGACTTACGATGGAAAGGGCGGTAAACAACACAATGCATCTGTGTTAGCAGATAAGATTGGTATGGGTATTAACCAACGTATTTCAGGTTCAAGAAAGGCTGATACCAAATTTGAAAACAGTTTGGTTATTGTCAATCAACCATGGGTTGAACTTCCCGATAATCCTTTCGGTCAACCCAAGATTAAAGCTAAAGGTGGTGAGGCCATTTGGTTAAACTCATCTTTGGTATTTTTGTTTGGTAATCAAAAAGGTGCTGGTACCACCAAGATTACAGCAACCAAGGATAAGCGAACTGTTAAGTTTGCAACTCGTACCAAAGTTTCCGTATTGAAAAATCACATCAATGGATTGGGTTACGAAGACGGAAAAATCATTGTCACCCCACATGGTTTCTTGGCCGGTAAAGAGGCTGCTGAAGAAAAGGCATCCATCGAATCCTACAAGAAAGACCATGCCGATTATTGGAAAACTATAATTGGTTCAGATGGTGATTTTGCGTTGTCAGAGGAAAAGGAAAGTGAAAATCTATAAACATCTTTTTAGTGAGGACTCTTTTAGTAGATGGTGATAACCTATTCAAAATCGGATTTCATGGAGTCAGAGAATTCTATGTCGATGGTGAACATATTGGAGGAGTCTTCCACTTTGTCAACACCCTTAGAAAACAAGTGGATGAGTACGACTACGACAAAGTCGTTGTCTTTTGGGACGGTATCGGTAACTCATCCGTCAGACGTGAAATATATCCTAAGTACAAACTGAATCGTCGTCAGACGATGAATGAATACCAACACGAGTCCTACAGATACCAAAAGGAACGTGTTAAACAGTATTTGGAGGAATGTTTCATTAGACAAATTAGAGTTGATAACAACGAAGCTGACGACCTTATTGCCTACTACTGTTTAATCGGTACTGATGAACAAAAGGTAATATTGTCTGCAGACCAAGATTTAATCCAACTCGTAAGTCCCACAACATCTATTTATTCACCAATTAAGAAGTTCTTCATTAGAAATGGGGAAAAAATTAATATGTTAGGACAACAAATCCCACATGAAAATGTAAGAACAATTAAGGTGATTATGGGTGACAAAAGCGATAATATTGATGGTATTTCTTTGATGGGTGACAAAACCTTTCTAAAATTTTTTCCTGAGGTAGTTGACAGAGTTGTCAATGTATCGGATATTTTGGAGAGAGGACAACAACTTTTAGAAGAACACAAATCAAACAAAGCCCTTATGAATCTTACTAAAGGAATCACTAAAGACGGTGAGTTGGGTTTGGAGTTCTTCGAAAGAAACAAAAAGATTGTTGACCTGTTGAACCCTTTGATTTCAGATGAGGGTAAAGAAATGGTCGAACTTTATTATCGTGAAACATTGGACCCCGAAGGGAGGGGGTCAAAGAACCTTATCAGAATGATGACAGAGGATGGGTTTTTTAAGTACCTTCCAAAGGATGATGAAGCGTTTGTGAACTTTGTTAAACCTTTCACCAAACTCACAAGAAAAGAAAAAAGAAAATTCAATCAAGAAAACAATTAATTAAAATTTTATGAAAGAACAAGATATTGTAAAAATGGAGTTTTTGATTACGTTGAACAACAACATCGTAATCCAAAGATACTTCAATGTCCGAGGTTATAACCCAACCGCTCGAGCGTCTATGGACCTACATGAGTATGTCAAAGATTTTGTTGACAGTTTTGAAAGTACCCAAAAGATGCGCACCGTAATGTACATGATGGATAATCAGTACGAAATTTTGGAGGATGCGTCTATTTTGGAAACTAATAATACCGATGGACCTGAAGTATTTCATTTTTACGTAAAAATTGGGGAGCAGACAATTTGTCATAGAATCCTTGATGCAAAAATTTTCCCACCTAAAATAAGATACACCGTAGACATCCGCCAACAAGCAAAAACTGTGCTTC